AGATTATCGTGCACTAGTATTACGAGAGTTTCCTGATTATATTGAAGATGTGAAAGCTTGGGGTGGAGAAGACAATTTGCCGCCAGAATACGGCAATGTTTTCTTATCCATTATATTTAAAACGAATAATCAAACAGTACAGGAAACTGTTAAGAATGACATAATTAAAATTGGTAAAAATTTGTCCGTAGCTTCTTTTAATATTAAATTTACAGACCCTACTACTACTTACCTCGAAGTAAATACGACTTTTCAATGGAATCCAAATCTAACCAGTTCATCTCAAACTACAATTGAAAGTTTAGTTTCTCAGACAGTAGTTGATTATTTTGAAAATCAATTGGGCGGGTTTGATAAATCTTTCCGACGTTCTAACATGCTAACGCAAATTGACGATGCGGATCCATCGATTCTAAACTCTAAGACAGAAGTTAAAATGCAACTTCGGTTTGTACCTGTGTCAGGAAAACGATCTTATGAGGTCTATTATCCTGCGGCTATCTCCTCTCCCGATGATACTACATATACAGTAACTAGTGAAAACTTTTTGTTGAACGGTAAATTACATTTTATTAGGAATCGTTTAAACTCTACTGTTCTTGAAGTTATTGATGTGTCTACAGGCGGAATTGCATTAGACAACATTGGCGAATATTCTGCAGAACAAGGAAAGCTTGTGTTAAATAATTTTACAGGAACTATATCTGGTTCGGTTGATTATATTAAATTTTTAGCTTATCCGGCAAATCAATCAACGATTAATGCTCTACGCAATAATATTCTATCATTTGACGCTTCCGCTTCAAGCGCTTCTGCAATTGTAACAACTACGATATAAATAAAGAGAAAAAATATGACTTCTAAGATTACCGATAATTTTTCACGAGAATCTTTGTTGCTTTTGGAAAAAGATATCGACACTGCAGCGGACGCTTATTATTTGGGTCTCGCTAGAGTTTCGTCTTATAGAGAAGAAGAAGATCTTACTAGTTTAAAATTTCAAAGAGCCGTCAGAGAAACTATTTTAGCCGTTAAAACTATATCGGGTTCTTCATTCGTGGTTCCTAGAGTCAATTGGGACCAAAACACCTACTATGACGCTTATAGTGATGATGTTAAAGGCGAAAACGAGCAATACGTAATGAATAGTAACAACGAGGTTTTTGTGTGCATCAGTCCTTCGATTGATGCTGCAGGAACCGTGCGGGTTTCAACTGTTGAACCAACTTCAATTCTTGCGAACGGTCAAGGCAAAACTTTTCAAACTTCTGATGGATATAGTTGGCGTTATTTGTATCCTTTAAGCAATGTAGATGCATCTCGATATCTAACAAACGATTTTTTGCCGGTTAAAAGAATAACATCAACTGATGCTTTTTTGCCAGTAAGTGAAGATACTATACAAAGAGCTTTACAAGACAGCGCTGTTGGCGGAGAAATTCTAGGAATCGCGATAGAGACTGCAGGAACCGGATACACTGCTACGAATTTGCCAACGGTGTCTATTGTCGGCAATGGTACAAACGCAGAATTTTTGATTGATATTAACGAAGGTGGTATTTCTAGAGCCACGGTTGATTCGGATGGTAATGGTGTGCTTCTTCATGGTAGTGGATATGATTATGCTGAAGCAGTAGTCAGCTACGGAGATGCAGTTTTAAGACCCATTATCAGTGATCAAGATGGGTTTGGATATGATCCAAGAAAAACTCTAAAAACAAACAGTTTAATGCTTCAAACTTCGTTTCAAGGAGATGAATTTGATACCATTTTAGCACAGAATGATTTTCATCAGGTGGTTATAGTCAAAAATTTAAAAAAATATAATCGAGTTGCAGATTCAGACTATACAGGAAATACCGGTTTGGCAGTAAAAAGCTTTGATGTTACGCCGGGAGCAGTTATTTTTGATCATGACGCTATTTTTATTACTAGCGTAAATGCTAGAGGTCGAGTTGTACATCATGACGAAGTTTTAGGTAAATTATATTACTACCAAGATATTGAAACGGGTTACACTGACGTTACTGGAAGTGCATCTGCGACTCAAAGCGGAACTAACAAATCAGTTACTATAACTGGAACAAACGATCCTGATGTTGATGTGTATTCAGGTGAAATATTGTACATAAATAACATTGGATCTTCAGGATTTGAAACTGATACTTCTGGCGTCACACGCGAGGATGCTCAAACAGAAAACATTAGGATAGTACTACAACTAGGATAAAAAAATGCCAACAAATTTTTCTTCCACAACTCTGTCGGGTTTTTATAACGACGATTTTGACGAACAGAACAATTATCATCAGATATTGTTTAACTCGGGTCGAGCGTTACAAGCAAGAGAATTAACACAACTTCAAAGCATGATCTATCAAGAGATGGGTAGGTTTGGAAGAAATATTTTTAAAGAAGGTTCTGCGGTTTCTGCTGGTCCAATCTCCGTTAATTCTGAATATGACTACGTTCAAATTGCCTCAATTACTGCTCCAAATGGAGCCGCTTTTGAGACACTAAATCAAACCACTGAAGGACAAGGTATCGAAATCGGTACGATTTTTCAAAACCAGGCCGGTGTTCGTGCAAGAGTTTTAGCCGTAAAAGCGGATCAATCAATTCCTAGCATCGACGAAAATACTTTATACGTTCAATATATCAATAGCAACAATCAAGCAATCTCTGATGTGCCGGTTAAATTTGCTCCGGAAGATACCATAACGCAACAAGGTGGTAATGGTTATGTTTTAGAAATAGCAAGTAATCCCTCTGCTAACGCACAATTGGTTAATAGCGGCGTTATTGGACAAGGGACACAATTTTCAGTCGGAGAAGGTGATTTTTTTGTTCTAGGGCGGTTTGTTCATGCTAATGCTCAAACGATTACACTGTCACCTTATAGCACTTCTGTAGACGCAGAAGTCGGATTTAAGGTTGTACAAGAAGTTGTTACAGTTAATGATGAAACTTCGCTTTACGATATTTCAAATGGTGGCATTCCTAATACTTCTTCACCGGGCGCAGATCGTTACAGAATTACTTTAAGTTTAGTAAATAAAACGGACACAACGGCAGACGATACTTTTGTTTTCTTAGCTCGTGTTGAAAATTCTAAGATCGTTGAAGAAGTAAAAGAATTAGACGCCTATAACAAAATCAATGATGTTATGGCGCTTAGAACGAATGAAGAATCCGGAAATTATATTGTAAACCCCTTTACTTTAGACGTTGATTCTGCAGATGCTGACAATCTTAAAATTACGGTTTCTTCCGGCATTGCTTATGTAAATGGTTATCGAGCCGAAATTCCGTCTGCAGTGGAACTTTTAGTTCCACGTTCGATTGGTGTTGGTGAGACTATAGAAAACGACGTTATTCCTGCCAAGTATGGTAATTATGTTTTACTTGATAGTGCAGGTAAACTTCCAGATTTAACCTATGAATTATTAACAATTAAAAACTATGATGATGTTGCTATAGGAACTGCACGAGCTAGGGCAATAGAGCCTGCGGGAGGAAAGTTTAAATTATACCTGTTCGATATCGATATTACCGGAGATATTTCTCAGGGCAAATATTTAGTGGGTACTGTAGGCGAAGGATATTACTTTATTGATAATCCCCAAAATACTGATGGACTAACGGCAGATGATTATACGTCTTGTCAAATATTAGGAACTACTGATAATGATTTGTTATTTCCTACTACAAGGCCAAGAGCCGCTCTTGTGGATGATGTCACATTAGTTTATCAAAAAGTTTTTAATAGTCCAGTTAAATATACTGGTCAGTTAACTTTACCGGCTGCTCCTGCTGGAGAAGCCTATACTGATGGTTCACAATGGTTTGTTGTTGATATCGGTTTAGATCAAAACAATCCTGTGTATAACGGGGTAGGGATTTTTACTCCAGACAACATTAACGAAGTCAATGGTACTATTCAGGATACTCAGGGGCGATTTGTAACAAATCATTATTATTTTGTTTACGCTTACTTGCAAAAAACTGCTACAATACAACCAAAAACATTAGCTTCAGGTTCAGGAACCGTTTCTTCTGCTGCCGGTGTTTATGACTTGGGTCTCCCCGATGTTGATGTAGTTACAGTTATCACTAACGGCACTTCTGCAGGAGGTTTTGATGTTAGTGAGCGGTTTATATTTGATGACGGGCAAAGAGACAATTACTATGCTAATAGTAGATTGTTACTCAAAGAAGGAGAAGTCGATCCCGGTGATATTTGGGTAGAATATCAGTATTTTCAAAGGGGCAGCGGGGATTTTTTTGCTCCTCAGTCTTATAGTTCAATACCATATTCTCGCGTTCCTACTCATGTTCTTCAAGACGGGACAATTGTTAGCTTGCGTAATTACATAGATTTCAGACCCGACAAAAGCTCATCCGGGACTTTTAGTAACAAAAAATATTTACCAAGAAGTGGTACGTCTATTACCTCAGATGTAACGTATCATTTGCCTAGGGCTGACAAATTGTTAGTAACCCAAGAAGGCGATCTTCAAATCTTGATGGGTCAACAATCTAAAGATCCACAGTTAAAGAAAACGCCCGAGAATGCTTTAGAATTGTATCAGATTCTTATGGGTGCAAATACTGCTGATGAAGACGATGTTCAAATCAAAGCTATTGAACATAAACGATACACGATGTCTGACATTTCTAAACTCGATGAGAAAATTGAGCAGTTAAAACAATATACCGAATTAAATATCGCAGAATTGCGTGCTTATCATACACCCAGTTTAGATAGCGCCGGTGATGAACGTCCCGATGCTGGAATGGTTGTAGATGATCTGACTGACCAATCTGGAAGTCAGACTGATAACGATGATTATTCAGCATCTCTCGATCCAGAAAATAACTTGATTCGTCCAAAGGCGGATGAAGATAATGTTAGGTTGGTTTATGACGCTGCGTTGCCTTCAAGTGGAATTGTTCTTAAAGGTGATAATGTTTATCTTGATTACGATGAAGTTCAATGGCAATATCAAGATCTCGCTTCGAGATTTGTTAATCCAAATCCGTTTGGAGCAGTTGATAATGTGGGTGTTATTAAACTTTCTCCTTCTTCAGATGAGTGGAAAGATGCCAAACAAGAAGCAATTAAGGCCGTCTTGGGTTCTTCAAAACTGGATAATAAACAAGCGTTTTTGTGGAACAACTGGCAGTGGAATTGGAAAGGTCGAAGCGATGAAGATGTTTGGGTAGGTAATGATGAAAGCCGATATAGCGATTATGCGCTTCGTAAGCGTTATCAAAGATACGGTGACGAGATTTATAATTCTAATCCTAACGCACGAGGCGCTGTCGGATATGTAAGACGTGTTGTTCGTCGCGATACTTTGCGCCAAAGAATCGGAAACCGAATTATTGATTTAGCTTTAATTCCATGGATGCGATCTCGTAAAATATATTTCAAAGCTCAAGGTTTGAAACCTGGAACTAAATTCACACCATTTTTTGATGGTGTAGATGTAAGCGCTTGGTGTAAACCAGAAACGACTTTTGTCAAATGGTCTGAGCGAGAAGATGATAACGCAAACAAATACACTTATAATAGTTTACCGGGTCACCCAGAAAGCGTAAACCAAGCAGGAGAAGAACTCATATCTGATGCTAATGGTGAGGTTATCGGTTCTTTCTGGATTCCAAATCTAAAGCCGGTGTATTATGTTTCAAGAGTAAATCATCCGAAACGAATTCGCCAAACTTATTTAAGATTCCGTGCAGGCATTCGAGAATTTAAACTTCTGGATATTAATACAAATGATTGGTCAGCAGCGAGCAGCAAAGCCTTTGCTTACTATAGCGTTGTTGGTGCAATTCCGTTTAAGTGGAACAATATTGTCTCCTCTCGTGGTCGAGCATTTTGTACTCCTCTAGGTGTTGGGTTTGCTGGATTTCCATCTGCATATTCTCCCGCCGAATTAAAACAAACTTTAGATGCGGTTGCTGCAGCAAATGTGAATATAGTTTCGCCTCAAGTTGCAGGTCTTTATAGCCCGGAAACGGTTTCTATAAATCCCGCTAATTATGCTGGAAGCATGTCTAGTGTTATTTCCGATTACATTTATGTGAATCAAAAACAATTCGCTGGAAATAATATTAGATCAGTTGCTTTGCCGCAAAACCCATTGTCTCAAACTTTTTATGTTGACAATCAGTTTGGATTAATGCTGAGCAAAATCAGCCTATTCTTTCATTCTAAGCCAACAGGTGTTAATTCTACAGACAATATGCCAATCTCTATTCATATTAGACCCGTTGTAGATGGCAGACCTTCTACAACAGAGATTGTTCCTGATTCACATGTTTTCTTGAATCCTGGTGCTGTAGACGCTATTGCGACAACGGATGATGCTGTTCCTACTCTGAGTGTTATTCAATCAAGGCCAACAGATTTTGCATTCGATGAACCCATTTTCCTACAGCCTTGGACTCACTATGCAATTGTAATTACGACTCAATCTACTGAATATAAAATATTCTCTGCTAAGACGTTAGACACGGTATATGGTTCTACTTCTCGTAAAATTACTACACAACCTGCCCCAGGTTCATTGTTCTTGCCACAAAATGGTATTGCTTGGTTTGAAGCTAAAGATCAAGACCTTATGATGAAAATATCACGTTGTGACTTTACTAAGTCTTTAGGTGGTGGTAGTTTGCTTCTTAGAAACGGTGTTCTATCCGCTTTGCAACTTGAAAACAATCCGATACAATTGACCTCTGGTTCTACAACTGTGTATGTTAAAGCTCCGTGTTCCGGATTAATGGCTGGAGATCAAGTGGCTCTTGATGATTGTGCTGACATATCAAACGTAGTAGCCGACACTTATTTAAATGCCCCACTTCTGCATACAATTATTGAAGCCGATATTCATGGATTTACGTTTGATTATGCAGTGACTGTTCCCGGTGCACCGGCAGCATCAGAAACTGTTAGTGGCGGTGGTGATAAAGTTCTCAGTCAAAGAAACATAGTTTTTGATATCGCTAATCCGAATCTAGAAACGATTGTTCCTAATTTCACGTCTGTTGATATGTCTGCTAAATTTTCTTCGGGAGTTCATGCTTCTGGTGACACTGCTAATAGGTTTAATCCTAACGGCACATTGCAGGATATGCTGGTTGCTAATTATCAAAGGATTACTCCAGATCAAAATATACAATTTGATTCCCCACGTGCAATCTATCATAGTAACGTGAAAGATTTGAGAAATCCGACTACTAGCGGTTTAGGTCTTTTCACTGCTGCTCCAAATCCTCAAAATAATTATTCGGCATATGTAAAAATTGATCTGAAAACTTCAAACGGATACGTTTCTCCAATTGTTGATCTTCAAAGAGCTTCTTTGTCGGTTGCCGGAGAATGTATTGATGACGGGATTACTCATATTAATTATATACCGGAAACTCAACCTACTGGTGGTTCAGCGGCTTCAAAGCACATTACGACTCCTGTTACTACGGAAATTCCTGCGGTAAGTTTGGATATTAGAACAGAAGCTAGTTTACCGACAAACGCGGCAGTTGATTGTTATTATAGAACAGCTTCTTCTGATCAAAACATCGCTGAAAACAATTGGGTTTTGGCAGAACCTTATCAGACGGTGCCTGCTACAGGTTCTAATGTTTCAACTGAATTGCGTTGGTTACCGGGTGGTCAAAATGGGACTCTGCTTCCATTTCAACAGTCTCAAGTTAAATTTGTGCTAAAAGGAATAGACGCGGGACCTCAAATTAAAAACATTAGTATTAGATCATTGGCGGTTTAATGAGTAAAAATTATGCTGAAGTCGAGGGATATCCTCATTTAGTTCGTGACATGGACACTGGCGCATTGCTAAATATTAATTTCGATGCAGTGCGTCAGTTTCGTGAACAGAAAAAATTAAAATCTAAAATTAAACAACGAGAACTTCAAACAGAAGAAAGACTAACGCTTTTAGAAAATGATATTTCAGAAATCAAATCAATGATTTCTGAGCTTATAAAATCATATAAATAAAACCAATGTTTCAGTAAAAGCGTTTTTTGCTAATGTCATATAAGCCGTTTCGATACGTAAATTCTTTAGACAATAATTCTGCCATCAAAGAATTTTTAGTCTCAGAAGAAGATTATCTGGCGTATCGCGCTGGTCTGTATCTTAGTAGAATTACCAAAGACGAAGCTTCTGCTTTGCGCGTTGATCCTACTGGAACTACCAATCTGGTCGGCGAATACGAAGATACCGTTTATAATATAAACAATCCTAGTAGAGAACCTACTACACTTTCTCGTACTTATGAAGTGGCGTTAGAATCTGATCCAAGCGCTAACCTTCACACTATCGATTTTATCAATCCGGTTCCTTACCCACCTTTAGTATATTCAGATGACACTGTTTTAATAACAGTTAATATTAATGCTGATGCTGTTGCTGGAAGCACCGGATTTCAAGAAATAACGGCAAACCTCGTCTATGATCAATCGCCCAATTTAGTCGCGAATGTAGTCACTACAACGCCAGCTGCATCAGTAAATGGCACTCTAGTTAACTGGGAAGACTATACTTTTCCAGAATTACAAGGTGCTTTTTCTGTAACGTACGAACTTTCTTTTAGCGCTATTGGATACGTACAAGCAGCATTACAGGTTTCTGCCATTGATACTAAAAACTCTAATCCAATTTCTGGTGATAACTTTACTTCTATCATTCGTATTGAGCCGTCTAACGCGCCCGGAGAAGAATCTGTTATAACCACACCTTTGTATCAAAATAATGTTAGAGTGCCTATTATTGAAGACGGTCCTCTAAAGAAAAATCCAGTTTATTTTGATCGTTATCGTAACGGTCTAAAAGAAATGAACGATTATGAATTAGAACAGATGTGTACTCGCATCTTGTCTAATATCATGGAAAATGAAAGACCAGGAACTTATCGACTAGCTTCTGCTTCACCCGGTCCAAATTATGAAGTGTATTTGGAAAACATTTTTGTAGATACTCGTTCCAATGGAACGTCGGTTGCTTATTCTATTTGGATGAAAACTTCTGACATAGAACCTAGTAAATACTCGTCTTTAAAAATAGCACGTGTTCCAAGTGGATTTAATGAAGGTCAGTTTGCTGGTCTTCAAGAAATG